CTCCTGAAACTGAGGATGAGCCTCATCTCCCTTGATGTCAAAAGAAGTCAGCGCACCGCCTCCAATGACGGCAAGAGTGGGTATATTCAAGATTCGCGCGGGCACGTCGGCCAAGCTAGCAACCCTCAGCGCGGCGCTTAACTCTCTCCAATGTATTTGGTGGTATTGAAACGTAACTGCAGCAACGTGTTTCCACCGAGATTTTGCCCAATACAAGCAAAATGTTGAATCTTGTCCTCCTGATAGACATACTAATGCGGCGCCTTTTAAACCTTCATGTTCCTGTGTATTCATAAATACCTCCTATATATTTAATAATTTTTGCTCTTTGTAACAAGAGCATTACGTCGTCAAATTCTCTTGGGAGGGACAAGGAGCGCCAGCACAACCGAAGTAGGTCGGCCTCGGTTAACCTTTTGTGCCGTCTCAGCAACTCCAAAATGAATTGCGTACCTCGCATTCGCGGCTCCGTGGCGACATACTCGATTATGGCGCTCGTCTCCTCCTCCACAATATTCAAGATCGTTAAAGCTTGCTCCAAGGACGAGGCCTCCAGTCGAAGCTCATCATAAGTATATGACAATTGGAGGAGCATGGCCAGCTTCAATAGATGGTCCTGCTTGCGCTCCAGATAACTTGCAACGGGTCCCGGCACAAGGGGACGAGCCTCTAACGATAAATACCACTTTGAAAACTCCGCTTGAGCCTCAGGGGTCCACTTCATTTGGCCACGCACCTTGTGGATTTGGGTGAGTTCGTCTAAAACATTTTGAAAGGCTCCTTCTGGAGCTGGCGGCGGGTCGGGCTCCCTTTTGTCCCATTCGGGAGGAAGGGTTACTAGCAAAAGGCGGGACATGAATCCGCCTTTGAACGCATCTTGGGGCAGCATGCTTTGCATCCAGTCCGGCGTGGAGGCCCCCAAAAGAGAGAGGCAAACATTATACAATCTTTGGTCGCCCCTCATAATGGTCCCGCTGGACCACGCGTTTGGGCAATCATACAAGACAGTCAACAAGGCTATAAGCCCTATATTATACTTTTCCCTTCCTAATAACACTCCAAGCTCAGGACTCAACAATAAGCCTGTAGCTGAGGGGCGTAAGTAATGTGACTCAAGGGGTGCTGGTGCTTCTTGGATGGCGAGGGTCTTCGCCAGAGCCTCGGGGGTAATCTTCGCAGCGAGAACTCGAGGCCGAATGTGCGTGGGCAATGCAACGAGAAGATTGCTTGCTACGTTTATCACGCTGGACTTGTGTCCGGCTCCTTGAGGGGCCACGAGCACAACCCATGGGTTTGGATATAAAGTCGGGAAGTATTCTGCACTCCCGCGTTGAAACCAAACCCTCCGCGCGACACATGCTCCGAGAGCACTGGCTGCCGTCAACAAATGAAATCTTGGACAAGCTTCTCCTCCTTCCACGAGATGATAATACTGCTCGAAGTAGCCCTTATCGGGCCAGACATCTAAAACTTTGTCCTTATTCACCAGCCTCCTTTAGCAGGTGGATGTTGTTGATGCACCGCTTGAGTTGGTTTTTGGTCAGCTTTAGGTGAAAGTCCATTAAAGGAGTTTTTGGTCGTCTGCGTAGAAGTTCTAAATCCAACCCATAGTAGGCTGCCCGAATAGGGATACTCGTATCCAAACTCTTTGGAGCCAACCTTCGTAGCTCATCCAGATTTCGAAACCCAAAGTAATGATACAACCTACTGGTATATCGATCTACAACAAAAGCTCTTGGCCTTGCGAAGGGCAGAGCTACAACGTCGCAGATCTGTAGGAGCTCTTGTAAATCCTTTTTGTAGCCCTGCCAGGCTCCAACGACCTTATAGGGTAGTTGGTGCTTTTGTAGATATTCAACGCAAGAGAGAATCAAATGTCTTGTTTGGATAGGGTCGTTTCGCACCTCTGGGGCAACAATGTGTGTAGCTCCAATCCTTGCTGCGGCCTCCAACAAAGCCTCCAAAGGTAAAGACCTTTTGAGCTCGTGAAACCCGTTGTCGAGCCAGACTTCTCTGCCTTTATCGCTCTGCTTACGGTAAAACTCTATGTAGCCTGATCTAGGAGCCTCATTAAGGACCAACTGGGCAAGAGCGAAGTCAAAGTCCGTAAAGGGACTTAAATCCTCTAGATGTGCATAGGGTATCTCTAGGGAAAGTTTCATTTTGTATCCTCCTTCCAAGTGCTAGATGCACGAACCTTTGCGGGGAAGAAAGTGTGAAGCTCTGGGACGGGATTTGTAATTAACCTTTTAAACTCCGTCAGACTGCTTGTGTAGGAAACTTCACACACATTCTCGTCGTGCACCGTAATAATGGGGTTAAACTTTTGTTTGTATAAAGCCAAAAGGGCATGCAGCGTAACATCGGCTGCAGTACTCTGGGCCGGATGGTTTAGCGCTTGTGTTTCTGTTTCACAATATTTGCGCCGTCCGAACCAAGACTCGACATAACCATTTTTGTGAAAGAAGTTGATACTCTTTTCTCTAAATTTTACAAGTTTCGGGAACCGACCAAGAGCGATTTTCTGCCAGGCTTCGATGACGACGACTGGAAGATGATACCGAACAGCTGCAGTTCGGGAGGCAAGCCCATAGGAGGTGCCGAACACTATTTGTTTGGCCTGCATGCGGTTGGCTGGCACAACCTTCGACATTTCTTGTCTAACTTCCTCGTGCACATCTTCGCCCTTCATAATAGCCTCAACTAATTGTGCATCGTCTGCTAAAAGAGCGAGGGTTAGCAATTCCAGTTGGGTATAGTCGGCAATAAATAGTTGCATGCCCCTTGGTGCCACAACCGCACCCCTCAGGCTTTTTGGAGGATTCTGCATGTTGGGGCTCCTGCAAGCCCACCGTCCGGTGTCTGTGCCTGTTGGTTTCCAATCAGGATGTATCCGTCCGTCCGCCTTTAAGTGCTTATACCAGCCTACAATGTAAGTGTTTAAGGCTTTTGAAGTCTCTCTATACTCCAAGATTTGTTTCAACAATGTCCGTTCCGGATCGGCAAGTATATACTCCAACATGTCGTTTAGGACTTCCTCGTCTACACTCAACTTCGCTCCTCTGCGCGCAGACCGAGGAGGCGAGAGACCTTTTGTCTCAAACAGCAGTTTGGCCACTTGTTGGGGAGACGCAATGTTAACACCATACGCTTGGTAGAACTGAGTTTCCAGAGCGGCTGCTTTGGGCTGCAGTTTCCCACATTGTCCTGCGAGGACCTCTTTGTCGAGAAGAACGCCTTTGGCCCTCATTGCAAGAGCGACATCGCACAACTGTAGAAGATAGTCCTGTAACTTTGGGAGTTTTCCCTTAAAAAAGGGTTTTTGGGCCTGGTACACCTGTAAGGTGGCATCTACATCCAAACAGTTGTATGTGCCTAAATCCTTTGGGGCGAGGTGACTTACGCCTTTATCTTTTTGTTTATAAACCCTCTTGTAAGGCGGCAGGCTTGTATACAAACTCCGAAGGTAGTCCAGCCCCTTCTTTCCGCTTGAATGTAGAAGATACATCGCATTGAGGGTATCCCAGATAAGGTTTTGGACTTTTATGTTTCTTTGAAGGAGAAACATTCGGTCGAAAAGGTTGTTTTGAAAGATCTTTGGAGTAGGCCCCTCAAGGAATTCCTTAACGATTCTCCACTTTAGAGGATCCCACTCTGTAAGAGTTAAAGCGACCGCAACGCCTGGCTCCCCACAGAATGCGATGCCTATAATCTTGTCCGTATGGGGGTCTAAACCTTCTCCGCCTGCTCCTGCTGTTTCAATATCCACAGCAACAGGAGTGTCCTTCCACTTGTCCAATAGCTCTTGAAATTGTTGAATAGATGGATTGATGAGATAGGCTTGTGGGAACTTGGGCGGAGGGTTGGTCAGCTTTGTGAAATCATGAACAAGAACAGAGAACTCCGCTCTAACTCTCATAACAAAGGCTGGGTGATAAGTAATTAAAACGGGTATATCGGATGCATACAAACAAGGAACAATACTCCCTCGCCATTCGAGAGTTTTGCCCGTTAGGCAGAGGGAAGCCACCTCTCCGAGTGCAACAATATGGGTAGGCCGGACGGTCTTTAATTCCTCCTGCAAATAGGGAGAACACTTTTTAATCTCCTCAAACGTTGGCACTCGGTTGTATGGAGGCTGACACTTCACAACATTCGTAATATAAAATTGGCTGCGGTGAAACCCCGCAAGAGACAAACATTGATTTAGTATTTGACCTGCGCCTCCGACAAAGGGTATTCCCTTTTCGTTCTCTTGGGCTCCGGGAGCCATCCCTACTATCATCCATCCCCCAGGAGGTCCAGTGCCCGACACAAAGCGAGAATTTGGGTAACATTTAGACGTGCACTTAAAGGTGAGTTTCATTTAGACTGGGCCTCCCATCCATTCGCAAGAGCCTCCGCAATGTAAAGATAGTTACGTGCGTCTCTGTAGACCTCTTTCGAATCAATCTTAGTTCCGTGAAACTGGCTAAGAAAGAGGGCGCTAAAATGCTTTGCGCCCAAGACAAGGGCAACCTGCTCCGGTGTGAGTCCTGTCCACTCGGAGATTAGCTCGAACTGCAGAAACCTATTAGACTCAGGCGAATACGCTCGACGCTTTTGTTGTAAAAGGTGGAAGTCGTGTTCCTGGGTATCTTTAACAAACCTATCAAAAACATCAAATATCTCTTTTTGTCTCATATTTTCCTCCATTTGTAACACATGCTAAGAATTCCTCTCTCGTTGTAGGGTCATCAAGAAAACTCCCTCGTAGGGCCGTAGTGGCGACCACGCTGGAGGTCTTGGGGCCTCGAGCTCGCATGCAAAGGTGACGCCCAAGGACACGCACCCCTACACCTTTTGCTTTTAACGCTACAAGTAGACCCTCCGCGAGCGTGTCTGTGTATGTCTCTTGTAGAACGAGTCCCCGAGCATAAAAGTCGGCAATGCGAGCCAGCTTTGAGAGGCCTATCACATAACCATTAGGAACATAGCCTATACTAACGATTAACCTAACTCTCTCGAGATGATGTGGACATCTTGTCCAAGTAAGATGCCCGATGCAACAAATCATTTGGCTATGCTCCTCGGGAAAGACTCGAAACAGCTTTCTTGTAGGAGATTGTTTTCCCAATTCTTTTAACCAAAGTTTGGCGACCCTCGTTGGAGTATCGTGTAGGTTCCTGTCGGTGAGGTCGTAGTCTAAGATTTCAAGGATTTGCTTAAAATGCGTTGCTAAGGTTTGCAGCTTTTGTTGGGTCATCTTTGATACTGGCATTTGTTACCTCCAATCGGTCCTTGCGTAGCCGCCTTGGCCTTCCTGTACAGTTACGCGCATAGGAAACTGAATGTGCGTTCTCAGGCGTAGAAGAATAGAAAGAGCTATGCGCTCACATGTGGGAATGGGCATAGAGTCGTTGAGCGAACTGTGGTCCAACTGTTTAAGAATGGGATTTATATACTCGGACAGGTTTTTAAAATCTAGCACTATTCCAGTCGTTCGGTCGGCGACGCCTTGGACCTCGACTGTAACAGTCCAGGTATGACCGTGTATCACGCCACACTGTGCGTGACCCGGTATGCTGTGAGCAGCCTCAAACGTGTATGCTTTACCTATAAGCATTTAAAACCTCCTTTTCTTTTGTGGAGGGAGGGTGGGCCTCCTCCCTCCAATTTGTGATGCTACAGTTGTTTACAACTGTTTGAACTCGCGGACTCTGGTCCGGAGCTGGCCCTGGTAGGACTCAGTATCCACTCGGATAAAGAGTTCCTTGTTCAACACTCGAGCCTTTAGGTTCTCAATTAGCTCGTCCACTTCGTAGTCTCCCTCAGAAACAGGAGCGGCCTTCACTGCGTTTACAAGCGACGCCGTCTTCCACATAGACTCCTCTGTGAGCGTCGTTGAGTCGAAGACCTTCCTGCCTACAGTATTCGCGGTGGGGTCTGGACCTTGAGACTGTAGAGTGAACTCCCAGAGAATGTAAGGATTTCCCTGTGCGGAAGTTTTGACCCGATACCCGGACACTGCTGCTTTGTAGCCTCCTGCTGGAATAAGCTCCAGTCCCGTGTCTTTTGGCACGTGGATTTTCATTCTTTCTCACCTCCTTTCAAATAAAGACTTTAAAGCTCTAAACTCTGTAGAGCTTACGACGGGTAAAATGCCTGTGCGGTCTTTTGCAGTCCACCACTCATCAGGGGTGGACGTCATTTCGTATGTAACACTACGCTTTCCATTTGGGTCATAGGCACTTCGTGTTGTCAAATGTAGGACGATATCGACTGCGGCGGGCAACTCTTGTGAGAGTTTTCCTACCACGTTTGGGGCTCCGACAATTTTGCCTATAAGCTCGTCTTTAAATAATTGTTCGGTTGCAGTCAGTACCAAATGACAGGGTAGGGCTCCCAAGACATTTAAGGCTGTCCGCAGGCGCGTTACACATAGGTTCCAATCTTCGAACCGAGGGATTTCCCTACTCGAGTGGTCCAAGACATGCCTCATGACGATAGTCTGAAACGAGGTAACCGAATCTAAGACCAAAGTCTTGAATGTTTGACCTGCTTCGGCTTGCATCTTTGGTATAAGACTAAGAAATGTAGAATAGTCTTTCAGGATAACAAACCAAGGCTTGTAAGGCTTTGCACTTAGTAGGCCTCCGGAGACTCCAGTATCGGTAGCCAGGAACAGCACGGGTCCGAGTTCTGCAAAGCTTGCTGCGAGTCTAGTTTTGCCTACACCGCTCTTGCCGTAAAATAGAAAAGAAAGGGCGCTGGGGGCTTCTTCCCACGAAGTGTGATACCAAGTTTTGGCTTTAACTTTGGCTTCAGCTTTAACTTCAGATTCTGGGTCTTGCCAAGCTTTAGCTTCTGGGTCTTGTCCAGTGTTTCGGCCAGTTGGGTCTTGGGTCTGGTTTGGGCTCTGCATTTTTTCCTTTTGCACCTCCTTTCAAAAATACATAATATAAGACAATCCAAGGTGCTACGAACAACGAAATAGTCATAAAGTTGTTTACAAGTTTACTCAATCGTTCGTTCCTCCTTTTTAGATGAGATATACATCCTTATACCTTTCATTCCTTTAGATGATCCTCGGGATCTCTCTTTATAAAGAACTGTTCTAGAAGCTCCTCGAAGTAGGAAGACTTAGGTTCGACTTTGGGCGCACACAACAAGACGTAAGGACACTCCCCAAAAAAGGTTTGACACATAGACCGATTCTGTAGATTCAAGTCAAGGTTCATTACAAATTTGGCTGAATCGTATATAAACTTTTCGGCGGCTTGTAGGGCTTGAGGGTAGCTTGGGATTTCCTCTACCACACAATTGTAGCCTAGGTTTGGGTCTTGGCTTGGGTTAAGGTCTAAACT